CCCTGCACTGCGAACTTGCGAATTAACTTCAATTTATTGTTCCGACTTTTTGGCTGCTGCCTTCTTTTTTGGTGCTTCAACAGGTTTTGGTGCTAATGCTTTTAAAGCAGATGCTTGATCATCTTTATACTGCTGAGTAATAGCAAGTAGTCCTGCTTTTTTACGATCATTTAGAAAGGAAGGTAAACATTTACCACAATATAAAATAGATTCTTGTTTTGTGATCCGATATTCAAACATAGCGTTCTTATCACAGTTAGCACATTTCATTAGCAATCCCATGCTCTTCTTGCTTTATTTAAACGACTGTTTGGATCTTTGGCTGCTTTAGGAAACATTTTTGCTTGTCCAGCAGAACGTGCACAGTAAGATTTACGACGTGCTGCAGATTTTTTTGATTTTGCTGCTTGTTCTTTCTTAACTGGTGGCTTTAGGTCTGAACCAGGATTAGCCTTCTCATATGATTTGCGGCCTTTTTCATTAAGACCACCTTTTGCATTCTTTCCTTCTTTGCGTGTCCACGCTGCTGTCTTTGCCATTACCACTCCAATCCATGAGAAAACTGTTTGCCGTTAACGTTAATCGGTGCTCCACCAGTCATTGGTCCTGGACGTGATGGATCTGAAAATATATTAGATAACTGTTCTTTTGTCTGTGGATCTACCTCTGGATGATCTGAAAGTTTTTGAGCACGGGTCCAGAATTCAGGGGGATACATACCAAAGTTACGAACAATTTGACCGTGAGTTTTTATGACAGGATTTTTAGAAACTTTAACAGCAAAATCTAACATTTTTCTATCAACAGTTGTAAGAGGATTTTGTTTTGCTGCTGCTCCAGAATTAAAGTCATTATAGGACTGATGGCCCTTATCAATAGCGCCAGCCATTAAGGAACTTTCTTTCCGCCCCTGTTCTTCTTCACAGGAACTCTTCCTGGTTTTGGGGTAGCAGTAGGAGTTTGCGTTTTTGGTGTGTAACTTGCTGAAATACTTCCGTGTTTTACAGAAACAGGAGAACCTGGTTGCGCCATTGTATTTACAGTCTGAACTAACTCTAATCCTTGAGCATGGGAAAGTTTTTGTGCTTTTGCAGCAATTTGTCCTTGTTGTTTAGCGTGTTGTGTAACTGCTTCATGTTGAACAGCATGCATTGCTAAAGTTGATTGAGTTAAAGTGTGTTGATCAAGGTCACGTTGAGAACGTGCACCTTCCTTATACTTTTGAGCAAGAAACCTACTTGCCATAGTAAATGGGTTTGGGTTGTTCGGGGTCTGCATACTCATGGGTATATCATCCCTTAAACAGGTTCTTTAGACTTGTTAACTGCTAAGTGTTCTTCAATGCTGATTAGACGCTCTCCCATTTCAACAAAGGCCTCCATTAGGACTCCTTGGTTGTCGTACATTTTATTTACTACATCTTTTGTGGAACTTCCGCCATTACTGGAAAGTTCTCCATCTAGGCGATTTAATCTCTCCATAACTCCTGGAACACGATCTCGGCCTGGAGACTCCTCTTCTCCAGACCAATCTCGTTTAAAATCTTCAAACCAACTCATAAATAAATCTGCCTTTTCTTTATAAGGTTCAATTAATTGACGGAGCCCTAATAGGGCTGCGGTTATTATTCCAACCGTTGCAAAGATAGTAATTATCATATTGTTGGTCATCCGACTTATGTACCTTTCTTGAAGTTACTTCTTAGCGCCAAATCCATAGGACGGATCCTTTGGATTTAATGCTTTGGCTAATGGGCCGAGAAGACCTGCAAGAAAAGCATTTGCTAAAGTCTTTGGGTCTGTAATACCGCTCATATACAAAGCGGCAACTGCTGCTGCTGCTGCACGTAGGTACGTACCTGCTGCGGCTTCTAGTGCTTTCTTATCCATACATCTCCTTACAAAGTGCCCAACCTCAAGAACAAATAATCCCTTAATCTTCTCGATTACGCAGGGGATACGTTACTGCCCATGCAACTAATGTTCCTAAAATTGCGTATCCAACGATAGTTTTTGCACTTCCATCAAGTACAACCCAAGCAATAAACATTCCGAGAAGTGTCCATAGTTGGTCAACCATGTCTTTAAGTAGTTTCATCATTTAGCACGTCTCCTAAACGTTTTCTTTGGTTTGTCATTTCCAGCAGCAGGTCCACCAGCGCCCCCACCACTTTTTGGTGTTGTTCCTCCAGTTGCAGTCCCTGCTGCACTGACAGCAGCAGTTGTTGCCGCACCTGTTGCTGCCATTGTTGCTGCATTAATAGCGGCTTGCCCAGCAATTACTGCTGCAACAATAATTTTCTCTGACTCTTCTCGCTCTTCAACGGACATGTCAGCACCAATATTTAATACGGCTGTTAATGCTTGTCTTGGATCATCGAATATTGCACCAATAAATTCAGCAGGACTTTCTAGTACAGTAAGTGCCGCTGCTACTTCTGCAGTAATTATAACTTCATTACCATTTTCATCTTGGCGAACCTCAACAGGAGTTTCTGCTGGTAAGTCTTCATAAGTTAGTCCTGCCTCTTCAATTGCTTCAGCGGTGACTGCTTCTCCATCTGCAGACTCAATTAAGGCTTCTGCAACTAACTCTCGTTCCGCTTCAGTAAACTCTCCATCTTCAGAAAGTGTTTCTGCAAGATTAGTTACTTCTTCTTGAGTAATTTCACCATCAGAGTTTAATGTTTCAAAGATTTCTTCTGCGTCAGACTCCGATAATTGGCCATCAGTTATACTTTCCTCTATTATAGATACTTGTTCTTCTAAGGAGGTTTCAGATGAATCATCAAGAGTTAATTCAGGCTCTGGAGCAGGCTCAGGATCGACTTCTAGTTCTGGCTCAGGAACAATCTCAGGTTCTGGGATTGGCTGTATCTCTTCTTCAACAGGAACGTCAGGAACGGTTTCAACAGGCAGTTCAACGGGTGATGGTTGAAAATCAGGAACTTCTTCAAAGGTTGGCTCTGGTTGAGGCTGAGGAGAAGGTTGAGGTTCTGGAACCTCGGGAATTAAACTAATTGCAGCAACCAATTCTGCTACCTTAATATTTAAGGTTGATTGAAGAGATGTCTTTGTTGATACTGCTGAGGTTAAAGCATTAGTTAAAGAAGTTGTACTGCCAATGTTATTTTTGTTGGTTGTATTTGTTGTATTTTGTGCAACAACTGGGGTAAGGCTTTGATTTAAAGCGGCAATAGTAGCATTTGCTGTATCAACTGCTGCCTGAACAGTTACTGTACTAGTGTCTACGATAGGAGTAAACGCTGGCCCTTGACTTATTTGTCCAGCAAATCCAGTTCCAACATTTGTGTCTACAATGGGGGTAATAGTTCCGCCAGTTGTTTCTCTAACATTAAATCTTGCCTGATCTGGTATTGGTCCGACTGCAGTTACATTTGCCATCCAAGCACCATTATTTGGATTAACATCAGCATTAAATCTTATCTGAGCCATTTGGGTAGAAGCATCTTGTTGTGGAAACGGTCTTAAATCCCAAGCAATATCTAAAGTAGATTCTGTTGTTGCATACGTAATTCCCGTTCCCGTACTCCAAGTTGTCCAGTCCCAGCCAGCAATAGATACGGACGGTGCATTTGGAGTAGAGTAATAATTAGAACCTTCGTTTACTCCAAATGTAAGAGTTGCATTTGACCCAACATAAACGTTTTCATATAAAACTCCGCCCATTAATAAATCAAATGGTAAATTCATTAGTATGCCAGCGTCATCTACACCAGCCAAAACATTTGTGCTAGTTCCAATAGTTGCTTGTAAATTATTAACTGCTGTTTGAGCATTATCAATTGCAATGTTGGCTTGAGTCAATTCGGTTTGAGCAACAGCAATTGCCGTGTCTACTTGAGCCTTAGCAGAACTTAATTCAGAAATTTGAATCTGTGCTGTTGAAGTATCGATAGCGTTAATAGCGTTGGTTGCATTTGCAACACTTGTTTGTGCATCAACAATTACTAGAGAGTCTTGTTTTAGTTGAATAGTCGATGTATCAATTGCAATGACTGTATTTATAGCAGATTGGGCAACATCTACTTTATCTTGTGCTACTGCTACTAAAGTGGTTACAGAATCTACGGCTGTTTGAGCCTGAGTTTTTTCAACAACGGCTGCGGCTACACTCGCTGTAGCAGTATCTGTGGCTGCAATAGCCTGTTGTACTTCTGTAGTTGCTGTGGCAAGGGCTGTATTGACTGCTTGTTGAGCAGGACTTACAACAACTTGTTCTTGGTTGTCTTCAGCATAAACATCTTGAGACATGCCAAATACAAGAAAGAGAGTAACAACTCCCCCACATAAAATAAGTCTTCCAATATTACGTACTACAGATAGTGCTGCGAATGGACGCAGTTTTTTCAATTATTCCCCTCGGAATGTTAAAGCCCAACTATATTATAGCGGCTTCCAATTTCTATTTATAATAAACTTGCTTGCAGTGTTCTGTGAGTTAACTGACTCACCCTGTACACCTTTTCCAGGTGATGCCCAAGTAACAACACTTGGATTTGCTTTTGATTTATAACCTAAATTAGTATTAAAATTAAACTCTTGTTTTCTAGTTTTACGATTTGGATTTACAGTTAACGGTTTACGATTCAATTGAGCCATTAGTCTAATCCTCCAACAAATCCTGCGGCAGTTCCGCCACTTCCTAACCCACTTGTATCAGAGGCAGACTCTCCACTTTCATTTGGGGCTTGATCTCTATTTGGAACATTTCCTTCACGAGGATCTGTACCAGAACTCATTGCACCAATCATGTAGGGATAACTACCAAACCAAAATCCTGCACCTGAATATCCAGACTCACGTTTACGTCCAAATCTACGACGTTGTCTTTCTTCTATGTTTTCTGCTTTATCAAATTGAGAAGATAAATTACCTGCCATTTGACTCACTCCATATCTTCCATATGTACCACCTGGTCCGCCAAATATTCCTTTACCAGTTTGGTAATAATCATTGTTTGCCATAGTTAAACACTCCATTAGGGTCAAACACCACTAAAGATTGTGCAACTAATTTATTAGCAGTTTTTCTAGCATGATGTCCACAAAAATATAACTCTCCACTTGCCAAAGTTGCTCTTACCATTGCTTGAGCCCCACATTGATCACAGCGATCAATAATTGCTATTGGTTTATGCGTCTCTAAAGCAGTAGTCATAACTTAATTATGCCGTGTTTACCAGGTAATGTATACTCATACCAAAAGGAGTCGTAATGCCACTTTACTCATATACCTGTATTAGTTGTGATTTAGATTATGAAAGAGAACGTAGCATTAATGACCCAGAAACAAAGTATTTCTGTGAGCAATGTGGCTACGCTCTAATTCGAGTTTACTCTCCTGTTACAGCCGTTTTTAAAGGCGGCGGTTTTTACAAGACAGACAATCGTTAGTTGTAGTTAGGGTCGTCTAACTTTGCTGCAGGAATTTCTTCTGTAACTGCTTTAACTTCAGCAACATTAGGTATAACTTCAGTAACAGTATCGGTTACAGGAGTAGCCACTGCATTAGAGTTACTACTACCAATAAGAAGACCAGCAAGGGTTCCTGTAATAAAGGTTGCTACGCTTCCTAGTACGTTAAAGAACATCTTATCGTTTTCAGATTGACCAGTAATTGGTTGTGTAACAAATATAAGGGCATACATAATTCCAACAGCGGTTATAAACAAAATAGAACCTAATGTAATACCTAATATAAATTTTAATCTTGCATCTAAATCTTGCGGTGATAATCGTTCTTTAGCCATTTTGTGTTCCTTCTGTTTCTTCTTGACCAACTAGATCTTCTGGACATGCCCCGTTGGCTGTACAGATGGGTGGTTTGCACTCTGCATTTTCCCAATTTGCAGGATTTTGACAAGGATACCTGAAATGCCCATCATACCCACAACCTGAAAGAAGGGCTGTCAAAGCCACTGCAAATAAAGTTCGTTTTATCATGGACTAATTATCAGTCCTGTTGGATACCTAGTCTTTCTAAATACTTCTCTTTTTCGCTCATTAAATGCTCTTCAATTCGTTTGTATTGAATTTTGGTTTGTTCTTCAGTTGCTTTTACTTGTTCTTCAGTCATTTCTCCACTTAGTTCTTTAAAGGTTTGGACAGCAAGATCTAATTGATTTTTAATTAGGGCTGACCGTAATTGAGCCTGATTCCAAAGGAATTCGGCATGTTCTATAATTTTCTGTTTTTTCTTATCTTGAGTTTTAGACATTCCCAGAGCCTACCACAAATTTAGATGAGCAGTTTTTGCGTCCTCATGCTCAGGAGGCTCATATTAAGTTGTAGGGGAATACTACTTAATAGTCTTTAGTTTGTACTTCTTAGCCAACTTGTTATACAGGGCTTTTACATCTGCAAGTGACTTTTGTAAAGTCGCTACAGTGGCTGTTAAATCAGCAATTTGTTTAGTAGCAGTTGCAGTGGCTGAGTCGTAGGCTGCTTTATCAGCGGCACGACCAACCTTTTCTGCTGCAAGTGCTGCTTGAACGGCCGCTAACTCACTAGCAAGGTCACGAATAGCAATGTTTTTGCTAACAGAACCAACTGGAGTTGAAAGGCTCGCAATTGATGTGGCAACAGTTGCATAAACAATTACGGTAACTTGACCTGCTGCTGGCATAACAACATCAAAAGTTTTAGTTCCGTTTGTTGCTGTAACAGAGTCGGTTGTTATAGTAGATGCAGTTGCGCTTGAACCATTGCTTACAACAGTGTTGATAGATGCTCCACCCTTTAAGTTTCCAAATACATCGTATCCAGTTACTTTAAGAGATTGAGTGCTTCCAGCCGCTGCTGATTCTGGTGCAGTTAATGCAATAGCATTAAGAGCGCCAGCAGTTCCTTGTACGTAATATACAGTTGTATTTCCTTTAATTGTCACAGCAATACTTCCAACTGCGGTTGTTTTTGTGTAAACATAAAAATCAGCAGTTGTACCAGTTCCTGTGCTAATTGATAAAGTTGCAGTTCCAGAAGAAGAAGTAACAGGTGCTGTAGATGTTGCAACTGCTGGTACTAGTGTTGCGTTTGTTGCAACAGCAGTAACAACTGTTCCTGTTTCTAAATTTGTTACAGCAATTTTTAACACGTCTGCTAAATCAACGCTATTGTCTGCTGGAACTGGAAGTGCTACAGGAGCAGTTGCTGCTGTTCCTCCAGTTGCTGCCGATCCATTAAGGGTTAATGTAGTGGTGTTTGCGTTTGCTGACGGAACTATGATAATTGTGCTTGTTAGTGCTGCAGCACAGACAAGTGCGATTTTTTTCAGTGATGTCACTTAGTTGTATCTCCTTAAAATAGGCTCACGATAAAGTCTTAAAAATGAGCAATGTCTATAAAAGACGGTCTTATTTTAACAAGTTAAAAGTTTATTTATCTTACAAAAGTTACTTGTATTGTTTTTTTTCTAAATAAGGACCTGAAGTAAAGTTAGTAAGTTTTTCCACAATATCCATAACTTTCATAGGTTTGGCACCAGCATGTAATGCCCCAAGAGCATAGGCTGTTCCAGCACCAACAGCGTAAACTCCATCCATACTTCTCATAACAGCCAAATCTTGGTCAATATCAAACAATTCTCCACCAACAGCCATTAAAAATTGAAAACGCAATCCTTCTTTAGATTTGTCATGGTCTTCATTAAAGTCATATCCATTTTCAGTTAAACATTTTCTAAGGGAAGGCATAGCCTTTGCAATCATAAAGTGATAAATGTCTTTAGACTCTTTAGCGGTCAATTTTGGTGGGTTCCAAATATGTTGAGCAATATCGCAAGGAGATACCTCTCCAGAACCAGCAATTAAAAAATCACCACGTTCAGCAATCTTTACCATTTCAGGATGGCGATAAACTCGACCACTATCATCTGTTACCTGATTATCAGCAAGTATGGTGCAATGGTCTTCGTACTGTATTCCAATAATTGTTGTCATGGATACCCCTTCAGTAGAAAGCCCCCCAAGAATACCAGAAGGTTCTTGGAAGATCGTGGGGGTAAAATGTCCGTTTTAGATGAATTTGACCAGTTCTGCCCAAGTCTTAGGGCCAACAATGCCGTTGGAGTCTAAAATGTCGTGATTGTCTTGAAAAGCAATTACAGCCTTTTTTGTGGCTGGACCGTAGTCTCCATCAGCCATTAGACCAAGAGCACGTTGAACAACCTTTACGCTGTTGCCTTTACTTCCAGGTTTGATAGTTCCTGGAAAAACAGGGGTTTCTAAAACAGGCACACTTGCCTCAACTTCATTTCCAACATAATTTGGGCGTCCAAATCCAACAACACTAACCATAACTTTTTTCTTATTTATTGTGTAACCTCTAACTTTTTTTGCTACTTCACCACCGTTTCGTTGGTCACCTTTTGGATTACCAGCGGTATTACCTTCGATACAAGTAACTGTGCCATCTTCATTATTAGATACAACAATACCTACGTGAGAAATTCTATCTACACCATCTCCTGGAAAATCAAAATAGGCTATGTCTCCTGGTTTTGGAGAAGCATTTTTAGCATCTACCCAGGTACCCATCTTTCTAAACGCAGTTGCACCTGCCACAGTTGAAACTGTATTAGGAACCTTTACACCTGCTTGATTAGCACACCACATAACAAAAGACCCACACCATGGTAGGAAATCAGCCTTGGTAAACTTACCGTACTTAGTTTCATTATCCTTTGGACCCTCAATAGTGCCAACTTCTTTTTCTGCAACCTCAATAATTGCTGCTGCTGTGCCTTTGTCTGCCATTTGGCTCCTTTCGTCTAGGGCTATTATCACAGTGTGGTAGGTTTGGCACATGGCAAAAATAGTAGAACTAACAAAAGATGAAATTAGAATCTGTGCTCAACTAGGCATGGAGCGCTGGTTATTGAAATGGGGCAGTGTAGATCGCCCTAACTATGCAGAGGGCAAACGTCAAGGTTGGCTTGAGTTTGAACTAAACGCAAATATTAGGTCAAATGTTGCAGAGTATGCGGTGGCTAAACTTTACAAAATGCCGTGGAATGTTCCTTGGTATACAAATGATGAACATAAGAACCGTATGGACCATCCTGACGTTGGGATTAACCTTGAGGTGCGCTGTGTTAGAACAAAGGATGCAATTCCTGTTTGGAAAAAAGATGTAAATAAAAACGCCATAATTGTTGGCACAAGAATTCACGACCTAGAGTATTTCTCTTCAGTAGAGATATATGGCTGGTTACCAGTATCAGAGTGTCAAAGAAATGAGTGGTGGTCTCAAGAAAAATCAGGAACTTGTTGGAGAGTTCCAGTAGAGGAGTTTAAAGACTCTATTCCAATGGTTGTGCATCAAGACGACTCATTACTGTCTTTGCACGTTTAGAAGGTTCCTTAGTGAGAAAGCCTCTTCCCCTGGCGTTCTCATAAGGAACTGCAGTTGCAAACTGATCTGATGTTGCATCAAGTATCTTTCCTGATGAATGCTTTAAAAACCAATGACTAGTTCCTTCATGTTTAATTTGCATAGGAGTGTATCCAGCAGACTTACCACCTAGTGCGTGATAGACAGCCTCACTGGCTACGTAGCAGTGGCCAGCGGTCTTGCACTCGTGTCCACGAAACTTTGCACTACGTAGGTCATCAGTTAGATGCTCTCTAACATTAGAAACTATTTGATGGTCGTAGTTATTCATTGAAACTGCTTAAAGTGTCCAGGGTGAATATTAGTAGGCACATACTCTTTGCCCATACGTTCTTCATGACTTCCTTTATCAGTAAAGTTAGTTGTCATTGCTAGGTGGCCACCTTTAAAGTTTTCTTTTCGCTCACCTAATCCTGGCTGACGATAAACTGTTACTGGCACATGAGAAACGCCCTCAGCCATTGCAGCCTCTAATCTATGATGGCCTTCACCAACAACGCCCCAATTGTTAGCATGATCGTATGCAACCATAATTGGATTTTGAATTCCGCCGCCTTTTTGAATGTCTCCTCTAATTCCAGCAATAACTTTAGAACTAGAAGGCTGGGCATCAGCACCAAGACGTCTATGTTCCATTAAAGGAATTAAGCGCTCAGTCCTAACCATGCCAGTAGCACTCTCTGACGGATCTTCTTCAAGATGACCCTTACCGCCTGCTTTTCTTTGTTGTACATAAGATGGAACAGGAACATTAAATTGTTTTTGATTTAGAGTATTCATTGATTAGGGTCTATGTTCCCCTCTTTATCGGCACGATAGTAATTAATGTTCTTAGTTGCCATTGTCTCAAATTTCTTCATAGATTTCCGCTCTTGGAACTTGCCCATTTTTTCTACAACAGGAAACTTAGCGTTAGCATTAAATTGTTTTTGGGTGTAATCAACTACATGCATGCCTTCTGTAGTTGGAACATGATGAACGTAATGATTCTGTAGATCTTTATCATTTCTATATTCAACTACGTGGGATCCATGTGGTAAATAATCATGAGCATAACGACAAGCCCTATCGCACTCACCATCTGCACTCTCTTTACTTCCGCCCATGTATCTTAGTTGGTTGTTATAAGGGTCTTTTAAATCACCTGTAGCGCCTTGTTCTCCACCGAGGTCAGGATGATCTTTATCTGTAAGACTTTTGGCAAGATGGGTTAACTCTCGAGGCGTATGAATTAAGGGCTCTTGTTTCCAGACTCCGTGAGAAAACTCTTGACCTCTACTCATGCTTTCCACTTCCTTGGTGGGTTGTAGGTAACTGTTCCCATTGTTGTTTAGACAGGTTATCTTCGGCAGCCATTACATATCTTCTTCAAGTCTAAAGTCGGGTTCAGAGGTTGTGCGTTTAGGTTTTCTATTAGTTGTATTAATGCCACCTGAAGGACCCTTCATTAAATCAGCAATTCCTTCGGCATGAGACATTTGTATTTTATTTAAATTATTATTTACCCAAGCAGATATGTAATCCGCTCCACCTTCTGCATTTAAATCAGGCTCTGTAGCCTTGTGTTTATCTTGTACGGATTTTTTTCCATATCCAGTTTGAGAGTAACCTTTAAACTTAGGTTTTTTTTTCATATGGAAACCCAACCTAAATACTTAGCATTTGGGTTATTAATACGCCATTGAGTCATTAATTTATTTTGTTTACTCCAATTTAGTTCATTAGTTACAAGGCCGCATTTAGGGCACAGAGTTGCGCCCATACTCTTATAGACATGCTCACACATAGTGGTCACGGGCTCACCTGTCTCTTTGCTACTAACTCATCAAAATCTTTTATCTTCGTGCCGCCCCCATATGTCCAAGCATAACCTTCATCAATTAACTTTTGATTAAGTGAAACCTCGGCGCCATCTAGGAATACCCATCCAAGTATACGCCCGTACTTCTCTGATGAATCAGGCTTCTCCGTCTTAATTACTACGTCTTTTGCCGCCGCTAATTCTTTTTTAAGTTTTTCTTTAACCTCCAAGCCGAGGACTTTTTCTTTTGCATCAGTTGTACGGCTCTCAGGTGTATCTATACCCGCTAGGCGCACACGGGAGAAGAATGAAACGGAGAACCCTAAATCAATATCCACATCGATAGTGTCACCATCAACTACCTTGTGGACCTTCTTTACACGATACTCATACATTATTTTTTAACCTTTGGTCGGTATGGCTCAATACGTTCTCTAACTCTTCCATCTTTGCCCATGCGTACAATCCAGCCATCTTTTATCTGCATAGGATTAAATGAACGATTTGTTGAATATTTAGCACTCATAACCACTCCTTAGCAGATTTAGGTCCTTCTAATTTTAATTCTTTAGGATTGGTAGTTACAAGGTCGTATCGACCTGGCACTTCAAGAGAGACTTTATATCCAGCATGTTTTTGGTTGTTCTCCCAATATTCATTTTCATTTTCGGCAAATTCGTGATTGTCAGGAATAGTTACTTTAAAAACATTTTTACCATATTGATCTGATGTTCCTGGATGATCAGCAAGATAGGAGCCTGCACGTAATCCGCTTTTTTTAATTGATTCAACATGTTCATTTAACGTTCCGTGATAATAAGTGCGGAATTGATCGGAAGAAAGATTTTGGGCGCTCATTTGTGCTTCCCTACTACCTTAAAGCCTGTCTTAGATATCCATACTCCACCAGCCTTACCACCTGCTAATGGATCTGGACGATAATCCTCTGTTGGTTCTACTTTATAAACAATGCCTTTTTTTGAATACTTGGCTTTATCTTTGTCTCTATGAACCATACTATTGCCACTGGCTGCGTATATTGCACGACCCATAGCATAATCTTTATCTTCTGTTGCAAATACCAAACTTCTTGGGCCAGATTTTGGCGGAGTTATAATATCGCCTTCATTAAACTCTACGTTAGTTCCATGAAACAATTCAGGAAATTGTTGTTTAGAAAGATTTCGAGCACTCATACAATTCCTGTTTCATCTTCAAGCGGAAATTCTCCAACTTTTTGACCTTTATGAAAGTGATGTAATTTAGATAGTTCAACTTTAGAACCAAATCTAACTGTATGTTCTTTTTCATGACTATCAGGACCAAAAATACCCACACCGCTATCTAAGTCTCCACCACCACGTTCTTCCCACTCTTTGGTGTATGGTTGAATAACATCGCCTTTAGTTACCTTGGCTTCAATAACTGTTCCGTGACCTTCACTTGGGTCATACTCGCCTTTGATAGTTCCGACAGTTGCAAAGTCTTTTGCCACATCTAAATCATTTGTCCAGTGTTCACCTATCCTGTAGTGCGCTACATTATTAGGATGACGTTTAACTCCACGAAATAGTGTAACTGATAAGTTATTTTCAGCACTCATTCATGTTCTCCTGTAATCATAAATCCGTGAGGGGAGGAGTAGAAACGTTCACCCTCTATGTTCCCAGACTCTTCTTTAACTTCATCGCTAACTGGGGATACTTTATAAACTTTTACTGGATTCTTCTCAGCGCCCTTTGGCATTTTAGTTTCGCCAAAAAATCTTGCTTGTCCTGGATCACTTGTAGCCCATGCACGAGCCATGCGGCCTTCTCCCTCAGTGACAGCAGGTAATATGAAGCCACCACTTACATCTGCTCTAGTCCCATGGTACATGGGGCCAAATTGCTGTTGGGAAAGATTTTTATTCATTAAAGGCTTCCTTGGGCCAAATTGCTTCTGGGTGATAGTACCTACCTACTTTTTTTGCCCAACTGTCGCCTTCTTCAGTTCTATCTTGACTATGCTTAAGTGTTGGAATGCTTTTATCTTGTTTCTTTAAATTAATTCCCATATTCCACATAGCAGTAGCAACACCTTTACGTTGATGTGATGGCTCAACATCTACGTTACTTACACCTAATCCTTTTTCCCATCTCATTTCACCTATTGGTTTATCTTCTTTTTTTGCAACAATACTGTGTCCACCTTGTTCATCGGCGCCTTTATATTCCAAGGTATACTCTTTAAACTGTTGCTTAGATAGATTGCTCATTAGTGATGGAAGTGTTCGCCATCAAGAGTAGTGTGTGGATCATCTGTGTACTTGCCATGATCGTGATGGTGTAGGGCGATTAAATCTTTATGTGATAA